ATATAACCATACACTTGTAGACATAGTCTGCATGCCGAAAGGAGGTGACTCCTATGACTGGTGCTCAAATGAGATATTATAATCTCACAGCTGGTCATGAAGCTAATCTTTATTTAAAAATAAGATTAGCTCTAGACATTGTACGCAACTACGAGAATGGTAATTCTGAAAACTATTCTCGTAGTGAGTACGATGACTGTTTAAAATTTATTCAAAATCTAGAACCTTAGATTTTGAATAAATAATAATATACATGGGTAAAGATACTCTTCTTTACCCATGTATTATTTTTTATAAAGTAAACTGTTTTACAGTTACATACTATAATTGTGTATGGTAGATACAGCTACTCAGAATAGCTGTATCTAAATTTACCCATACACTATCTGGGCCTATAGATTCCTTGTATCACAAGGATTCAAATTACCTATAACTGAAAATCATTTATAGGTGATAACAGAGAATACGGTGGTGTACATAGTATGCCACCGTATTACTCCATTGTTATACCTGTTTTATTTTTTATACAGTTTCGAAGATAACAGGGTCAACGAAACCGACATAGGCTTTAGGATTCTTAGCTTGCATAAATTCAGCTTTACGTAAGAAGTCTAATGTAACATTAAACCCTTTAAAGATATTACGCATACTAGTATTACCAGTAGCAGTTTTTACTATATTAGCTACACGTTCTACTTCTATACCTGTAGGGTTTGATGCTTGAATTATATTAGCAGAAGATGATAAGTACTCATTAGACCAAGGCCCCATAACTTGATATCTACTATTAGTAAAGTATACAGCAATCTTTAAGTTATAGCCAGGGTTCTTTTGGAACTCTTGTGCTAGGACTTTATTGATACGTGCTATATAAGTATTAATATTTCTTAAAGATGCACGTTTGATATCAACGTTAGTACCATTACGATTATATGTAGCTTTAGAATCGTTATTAGCTTCAGCATAGTTATTTACAATAAAGACTACTGATTCATTATCATTCAATTTACTATAATATCGTGTGATGAAACTAGTAATATAGTTCATATTATTATTCATATCATCAATATTGTCTAAGTAAATTACATATTGTTTATGATTAGTGTCAGAGTTTCTATTTACAAATAAATTTACTGGAGATGGCCCAATACTAATACTTGTTGGTACAGTAACACTATCATCTAAGAATTGTTTATAGAAATGAATTATACCTTTAAAGTGTGGTATAAGTGTAGCTTGGTTGCAATCAGGATAAATGTATTGTCCTTCACGTGTTTTATGTGCTTCGTCATTAGGGTTAGTAAACTTAGTTAAACCACCACGCCAGCTATCTCTAAAGAATAAAGCATACATAATATCAGAGCTATGCATAAAGAAATCATATACTACACCATTTTTATATAGCTTAGTGCTGAACTTAGATTTCCATTCATTCGAACCAGGTTCATTAGTGAGATCTAAATTAGGCTCAAACATTTCTGGGACTGCTATATAGGTATTTCTACCAGTACCAGCCATACAATCATCACCATTACCATTAAATAATAGTGTATTAATATAAGCATATGGATGTAAGAATGTACCAACCCCAATATCTTGTACGTTTTTATACCCTTTATCGTCAGTATAACGCATAGATAGGTTATCCATTACTGGTTCAAATGTATTAATTTGGTTTACGCCATAGTTTCTAGCAATACGTATACGATTATACTCATTAACATTATTGCCTAATACTTTAACATTGGCACCACCTGCAGCTAAAGACTCTTCTGCTAATAATGCATCTGATATATTAGCATTATATACAAAATCACCAGTATGATACATAAATCTTCCAGGACCATTCTTAGGTTCTGAAACAAGACTAGTATCATCATTACCATTCTTTCTAAATAGAATGTCTGGTAATACAGTATTACTAGTGATATTATTATTTGTACCAGGTACAGTATTATTAGCAATTATATAGTTAATCGTTGTAGGACCATTAGGGTTATTGCCACGATCATAACTACCATCAGAATAGAATACTTTATTGTGCACTTGTCTTAGCATATCAGTAACTGTATTAAGCACCACTGCACCAAATATAGGATATTTGATTCTAGGATCTTCAGGTATAAATCTACGTACTTCTATATAGATATCCTGGTTAACTAATGCAGATAATAATTTACAAGATATATAGTCATATGTAGTCTTATCTATCAAAGGTATCCAACACTTCTTATCACGTTCGATACTTTCAAATTCAATATAGCATATCTTATAATTATAATTAGCACCTGGCCTTGAATTGTTTGATGTTGGTATTTTATATATCCCACTAGGGTCACCACTTAGTTTGAATATACAATCTGTTGTAATAGCATCAGTTATAATTCTATTTATATCTGTTTCTTTTATACCATACACATTTGTGCCAGCTGGTAATTTGGTACCTTCACGGCCACAAACAACTGTAATATTATCTTCATTCTTAAACAGATCATTCATTGTACCTTTAGGTGGGGTAGTCCATACAGTTAAACCACCTACCATCTCTAAGATATGTATATTAGCATCATAACGACCATTATCTACATTAGTCTTAATAGCTAATGCTTCTCTATACATATTTTCTGCAGTATCACGTGAATTTGTTACCGCAATACCACTATCATCTAAATCATGGTAGTCTAATAAGAATAAACTTATTTGTTTAGATTGTGTATTATTGTAATCAATCCAAGATGGTTTAGATTTCTCTAATAGATCTTGTAAAGATATATTATTACGTACATAGTCGCTATCTACAAGATATACTTGCATAGCTCTATTATCTATTTGGATATCTGTGAGTTTAGTCATAGTATCCTTAAAGTGTTCTATATACGTTTTATCGCTAGGTGTATCTGTACGTCTTAATATGTATTTGAATGCTGGTGTGTTAAGTTTAATAACTACATCAGAACTTATGCTTGTTGGTATTGCGGCTAGTTGTGCTGATGTAATATACCCTATAGCTTGGTAATCGTAATTTATAGTACCAAACCCATAACGTTCACTCATATTACCAGCCTGTGGGCTAGGATATGCTATCATGGGTCCAGTATATTTAATGGCATCAATTCGTGATAACACTTCCTGCTTACTCATGGTTTTATGTACTTTCATATAATTATACTTACCAGTATTATATGCGTTAACCAATCTTGTAGCCTCAGGTACATATTGAGTTTTTGTATTAAACGTAGTACCATCATTAAGAGTCATTCTAGCAACTTCGATACGACCATCAGTATTTGTACTAACACGAGAGTCTATTAGGTTAGTATATTTTACTGCATTGATATAGTCATCTATGAGTAAGATATAACCCCAAAGCATACTATCTTTCATAGTCTGTCTACGATACATGTAGATTCGACCATAAGTATTATTGACAGCATTAAATAAGTTATATTGTCCAATACCATATAAATCGTATGGTATAGAATTACAGTTATTAACCGATTCTGTTACAGCACAATTAATAATAGGGCTATCTTGGAATAGAGTTAATGCTATACGGTTATGATCTGTTTTACCGACTATCATTTCACAATGAGATGCATTCATTAATGTTGTAGTAAAGTCTGTATAGAATCTGGAACTTAAATTAACTATTTTATTATTGGCATCTATATCCACAGTTCCATTTGTCTTAGCTTTATAGAAGAAATCATTATTACTAGGTGTAGGATTTGCATTTTCTTTATATGAACCACCAATAACAATATTTCCTTTGAAGTATTTATATCTAGGACGATATTCATTACCATTACAACCAACCAAGAATACATTTTCTGAACTGATACGTGTACGATTATAGTCACTTATATTAGTATCGACTTTAAATGCATCTATAACTATATTAGGATCATCATAAAATACTTCATAAGTAACTGCTAATTTATTAGTACCATTAGTATTTAGATAATCTTTAATATTGGAAGTTTTAAGATACTCTCTATTATTATTGATTACTGGAATAAGTCTATCTTTAAACTTAATAGCCACAATAGACAACCCAGTTTTAGTTGTCAAGTTCTTATCAAAGAATAGTTTATATTCAGATTCGTTTGATAGTTCTTGTAAGTCTCCACCAACTTTAGTTACATCATAAACGTCAAACAAGTTAGATTCATCAGTAAATGTTTGTTTATGATCAACTTTCATTTCGTTTTCTTTAAGAAGATAATCAAAGTTGATATTGGCTGGAATTGTAACACGTTCAAATGGCTTAGTTATAGAATACTCAGATGATTCCCATGTAGTATTTCCATCTGTTACATTAATTGTATCAGTTTCACCATTATCACCAACGATTACGTTTCCTGATACTGAATAGTTACCAATCTCTAATACAAGTTTAACTATAGCTAATGGTGGTATAATTATATTATTATCTCCAGTTATAGCTATCTTCTGTTCTTCGGTATGTGTACCATCGATAGATGTGGTTTCTCGTATTAGTAGATACGGGTTACTAAACTCTTTTAATTTTTCTCCAGGAACGTATAATTTCCAGTTATAGTTTCCAGAATTTTCTGCTAATATAACGTTTGTGTTAATAACTACACCACTTTGTGGTATAATACGATACATAATAACCCCATCAGGAGTTATTGTATCTGTGGTTTTAGAGATAGTATATGTCTTATCTTTAACTTTAATAGTAGCCTCGAATGATTTATAGCTATTACCATTATTATCATAAGATGCGACTACTGTTTTACCTATAAGACCATTTAATTTAGTAGAGTCAGTAATTTCTGCCCAAGTTTGCTTAGGGTTAGCAATATCATCCGTTAGATAATATTTTACACCATCAATCTTAGGACCATTAAATCTTACTGTGTATAATGTATCACCATCTATAATCTTAGACTCTGGTAAATCATATAAGAAATAATGATTAGGTCTAATATCTAAACAGTCTTGAACTAAACCAAAGTCATTTAGATTTTTAATATTAGGGAATAGAATATCACTAGTATTAGATCTAAGTCTATCTAGGACTACAGAAGATTCATTAGCTATAGATGCTGGTAGATATTTGATTAATAGAGACTCTTCTTTGGTTATAGATTCTCTATTATAGATAACGTATTCATCAGCATCATCTAAAGCTGTTTTGATTGTCTCATATGGGACTTTGTTATCATTAATAAGTCTAATAATGGAACGGTATTTGTATTTCTTTATATTAGCTGCTAGCTTATTAACTATAACAGCACACTCTTCAGGTGTTTTATTACGAGCCAATACATTGATGGTCTTATAATTAGAATAGTCTATCTCTTGTTGAGTTATATTCTTTCCGTTATAAGTCATTACTGATTTAAACTTATATGGTGTACCATTTACAATATTATCCATAATCTTATAGATAGACATAAAGTGTGGTAATAACCATTCAGTGTATCTATTGGCTTTAGAATTATTGGATTTTGTTTTACGTACATATGCTAAGTCTATATCGTCCATATGTGAACGGTATATTACCCCATATGGAATATCATTGATGTATTTTAATGGGTCTATAATAGACTCACTATTTACATTGATACTAGTAGTGAAATCATATAAGCTAGGTAAGCAAGTTAATGTCAAATCACCTGATACAGTTCTAAATAAACCATCATTAGGTTTATTTGGTATACATAGTTCAAAATCCTTATTGACATTTAACTTAGTTGTATCATCATTAAAGACTAATAGCTTACTGATTCTACTATATGTAGCATTCTTACTATCTGTCCAATTCTTACCAAACTTATCAACAAATTTCAACTTACCATTAGCTAGATTGAAATTCCCATGCATATCTGGGGTATTGATATATGATGCTGGTATAGCATATAGTCTATTCTTAACGAATACAGATTTAGTTACATAGTATTTGTATTGGTCGTCTAAACCATTATCAAATGTCGGATAGTCTCTATATCTAGCATGAGATGCTGTACCAGATGGCACACTAATCTCAATACCATCGAGATATTTATTTCCACGGCTAAAGTAAACCTTATATGTACCACCAATAGTAGCATAGTTTACATCATTGCCTGTAGTATTCTTATTAGCTATTGCAAATAAAGTCTCTACTGTAATGTAGTTTTTATCTGTATCTAATAATGGAATGACTCTACCATCATACTTAACCATAGCAAAAGTATTTACGTTCAGTAAACGACCATCTATATCTGTTTTAGCTATACGGAAAGTATACTGTATATTATTAGCCAATGTATTAGCTTGTGTATTCTTTGTTAACCGTTGCTGTTTCTTTATCTCAAATTGAGTGAATAAACAAGGGTACCAGTTATTGGTACCCCGTTCAACTATGGTTAACGTTTTCTTTGTGGCATCTACAGCTTCTTCTTTAACAAATTCACCAGCATAGATTTCTAATCCTTTAGAAGTCCATTCACCAACGTATTTGTTACCGACAGTAAACTGATTGTAGTCTACAGGTAATACAGCACCATTTCTAAACTTAGTTAGAAGAGGTACAGTATTACCATTTATTCTAATAGTATCTCCACCATCAACCCCTTGTTTGAATATAAGATTGATATGGTCTCCAAGTTTAAACTTAGGGTACTTTTTCTTAAATACTATTACAAATTTTCCCATAGTTTATCCTTTCTAATTAACTGAGAATGTACCAGTTAATTTGGTATCATAAGATACACCTTGTTTTTTCTTAGTGTAATAATTTATCAAGTTTCTAATAGCAGGGTATACGTTATATTCAAACGAGCTACCAGATAGAGCCAATATTGCATATTGCTCTACTGTATATTTAGCAAAGTCTGCATAATCTGATACATTGCATAATCTGAATGAAATAGCATTACCAGCACCAGTATTATATAGCTTACCATTTCTTAAGCAATGTAACGGATATCTATTAGGTCCTTGAGGGAATGCTAATGTTGTATATAGATGCTTATCTCTATCCGTAGTAGGTAATAACACTCTACATACGTTTTCTGGGATTATAGCGTTTATATTAGCATAATCAATATTAGTAGTAGCCATTAATGGCTCATCTATTGCTGGAGGTTTTAGCATATTAGGCCAAGTATCATTATAGTTATAATCATCTCTATAGAATGCTATCTCTCCAGATCTATTAGTTGTCATAGTGTAGTTATCTGTATTGAAATAGTTGATTGTATCATATAGAGCAAATCCACTTCTATGAGAGAATACTGTAGACATATCATCTAGTATCATATAATAACCAAAATCAACTGTAGCAGTTTTCATAACCTGTCTAAATCTTAGTTTAAGAGTTTTACCAACTAATGATCTATATGATACATAGCTAAAGTTTGTATCAACTATAGGATGTGTCCATGTATTATTTACATTAGCAGTAGATGGTACAAACATCGCAGGACGTTCACTATCTCTAGAGATATTTGCTACATTATCTCTATCTAAGAATGTAACTGTGACTATATCATCATCGTTTACATTACTTAGTTTACGTAAACATTGGAACCCATTAACAAACGTATTGACATTCCAAACAGTGGTATATGTATGATCAGCTGTTGGTGTAGTATCTTCTAAGGTTTTTGAACTTGGTGTAATATCATCGTTAAGAATATTATAACGACTATCAAAGAACTCTAGTTTATGTGTAGCATTTACAGTATACACTTTCTTAAGTTCTTTATACTTGGCTTCAAAGTTACTAAAATCATCTAACCCAATTAATACAGTTTCCACTGTTGTAGTATTAGATTCATTTAAGACTTTATCATAGTTAACTTGACCAGATAGTTTAGTACGTAATACATCTAGAGTATTACCCTTGACTAACAATTTCTTTTCAAGCATATGATCAGTCCAAGTATTATCCCAAGGGAATACTGTAATCTTATCTGTATTTGAATTAGATTTGAATATAGATATTTGATTGAATAGTTCAGTAGCATATCTAGACTTAGTTAGACTACGTCCACCATCAATAAGATTAATCTTAAGATGTCCAGCTGTACTATTATTAATATCTCGAATGATATTGATTACAGAATCATCTGGTGTATTAGCACAATAGATAGTAATACCGTCTAAAGCATTAATATCTACATCATTAGAAGACTTATACTTATAATTTGACGTGCTATGTAATTCTGATTCAGTTGGTTCAATAAGCTCAGTATTATTGACTAAGTGATTATAGATATTGATAAGAGAATCTAAGTCTGGTAGTAACCAGTAATTCTCATTTATACCAATAGTAGAATCTTCATCACTAGCTAAATTGATATCATCGAATTTAGCAATCTTATAAGACTTGGCTACACGAGCTATATTGATATCAGTCTTTGTATTATTCTTAGGGTTAATGATTTCACCATTAGTAGATTTATATAAACCTAGTACATGAATCTTAGATCCATTACTATGAGCCATATCATTATACCCATTATCTTTATCTGCAGATGATGCTTTGACTATATGAATACTAGTTGGCATCTTACGATCGCAGAATCCAGATAATGTATAGATAGTATTATCTTCATCAGCATTAGCTGTACCATGACCCATATAATCATGAGTAACTGTTGTAGTGATATCTTGTGTTACAGCACTACCATAAGTCACGCTTTCAGTACCAGCTAAATTCTTAGCATAGTTAAATACAAGTTTAGTATTAGCCTTAGGGTCTTTAGCATGAGCTGCACTAGCTACAAATGCTGCTACCATGAAATTATCATGTTTAACGTATTCAGTATACTCTACGGATATATTATTAGTACCATTAGCATAAGTCATTGCTTCGATAACGTCATTAATAGTTAAATACTTACGATCAGTATCTACTAATGGAACTATACGTCTAATACCATTATTACGTACATCATCAAATACAATAGCAGCTATCTTCTTTCTAGCACTTTCATCAATATTATTTAAAGAATCATTACTGAAAGAGATAGTATATGTACTATTAGGGTTAACTATATTATCGTCTTGTGACATATATGGTTTAAGATAGATATACTGATAGATAGATGGGTAATCTATCATAGTATTTCTATATAACCACATACTTCGTTTTACTGATGGATCCACAGGACCATCACCTGATGACGGAAAGTCAGATGCGTATAATATGATTTTATTACCTTTAAACTGTCCTACTACAGTTTGGCCAGCCACAATTTCCCCAGCATCTAAGTATCTTAATACAGAATCCTTATATGCTACATACATAGGATAATCATGATTATTGATAGCAGCAGTATCACCACCGCTGCTATCAGTATTAAAAGTAATTTTAATATAATCATCAAAACGCAACTTACAATTTCCTTCTTTGAAAGTTATTGTATGTCTTGCCATATTGGTCCACCTTACTGTATTGTAGTAGCTATTGATATAGCTTTTTCTTGTATTAAATATCTTACGTATTCACCATATGTTTCAGGGTTGGCAAAATCAATAGTATATGTATCGGTGTCTTGTGAATACATAACAATGAATCCGGTAACGTTTCTTAAGAATTTACCAATAATATTATCCGAATTAAATAAATCAATTAACTTAACGTAAGTTAATTGTTTATTTGAAGTATCGCCAATAAGTCTTGCGTATTCCTTATAGGAGGCATTACTATTATTAAGGTAATAAGAAAAACTATAAGTTTTACCATTTATCGTTGGTTTAATATTACTAAATAATAACAATACATTTTCTTTATTTAAGATATTAGCTGGCAATTTATCATAATAAGTACAAGTGGCGCCCATACCAGCACTTACATTATCATTGAAATACGTTATAGGTATATAGCTATTTATTCTATTAAACAATATATCACCATCTGCATATATTTTTTTATTTTTATGCATAATACCGTCAACCATATATAGTAGTAAATGATAACCACCATTTATGACATCAATTGGTTTTAACGTAATATATTCTTTATTACTAAATCCTTCATACATGTCTTTTAATGTTAAAGGAGTAAGATTTTTATCTACAAGAGTCCTATTTTGAATAACTATTGACTCTTTAATAATATCTTGAGCAGGTGCTGCATCAGCATAATCCGAAATTAATTTTGTGAGCTTACCGTTATCTGTATTATTAAATAATTTCATATTCTTTGTAAAATCATTTCTAATAAAGATACCATTACGGGTAATATTAAAAACAAAATTATATCTCGTATACATATATTTTGAAGAATTTTCATTTGGCTTATATGCGATTGCATAAGAATCTCTAATAACTGTTTTTATATATAAACTATTTTCATATGTGATATTCTCTTCACCAGAATATTCAATAAATGGACTATCTGGGATATCAATATAGTTACCATCATGAACAGTTTCATCACCAGGATTTACTGTAGCATTACCATCATGGATACGTGGGTGACTATTAACAGTAAACCGTAGCTTAAACTGTTTATTAGTCTTATCGAAGATAAATGGCATGATATCACCAGCAGCGATAGCATCTACGATTTGTTCACCATTCTTATCACAGATATTGTATACAGTTTGGCCAAACTCAGTATAAGAATCACCAATAGCACCATCTATAAATCTAATATTTAAAGATTCACCATGTTTTAGATCATTAAGAGAATCCATATCCCCTGGTGGGATTAAACGCAATTTCTTAAGATCTGTAGTGCTATCATGAACGGCACTAAAGATTCTACTAGAGAACTCAGGGTTTACGTCTGGTGCATCTGGTGCAGTATCATTAGCATTCAAGTTATAAGAGTTAGCACCACGAGTACGTACAATACGTCTAGACACTAATTCTAATACTTGACCAGTTTCCATTGTAAAGTCGATAAGATGAATAGCTTTAGCATTTTCATCAATACGATAGTTTACATCTTTAACTAGTTTAAGTCCTTCGAGATATACTTCCATATAGTCTACACCAGGAAGATAGGATGCATCACTAAAAGAGATTGTACTAATATTATCAGTTGGCGCAGTATAGACTTTATTGTAAGTATCCATACGATAAGGCATACCATTAGTAATATAGAAACGATTATGAACCGCATCATATTGTAAGAACAATTCATCGTTTTGAGTAATATCACCGGCTTCAAGTTTACTTGCTACGGATTTGTATACTGGGATAGTACGATCATTGACTACGAGATCACCATTAGCTGGCATATTAGCACGGAAACGTACAGCAATGATATTACCATCAGCTAAAGTGTAACCCTCAGGGACTTCGAGAGATAATGCCGAAGTAGTTGTAGCAATAGGTTTAGCAATAGCACGAGAGATGATATTCTTTTCATCACATAATGCAACTAGTAAATCAAATAATGTTTTAACTGATGCACTTGTTGCTACAGAGCTAGAGCTATTTAAGAATGGGGAATCACTTACATTAGCCATTCTATCAGTTGGGATAGAACCACGGTTAATGAGAGACCCATCAATATTATTAATCATACCAGCTACAGCAGGCGCTTTAGTATTGTAGATGAATGTATAGTTGATAGAACGATTCATTTCAACTGGTTCATTAAATACAATATCATTACCATCAATGCTATAACGGTTAGGGTAAATATAGTTAGTACCAATATGAACTAAGAATGCATTAGGCATATCAAAGTAGTTATCAAATGGTACTGGAATAGGGAAACGTTTCTTAGTTTCAGTAACTAAGTGTGTACGGAAAGATGTAGCAATTACACCCATTTGTTTTAACTTAGCTTCAACAGTCTCACCAGATTCTAGGTAAGTATTATTAGCTGTAGTCAATGGTGCAATACGTTTACCATCTTTCATAATAGTTGCTTTAGTGATATCTGTAATAGGACCTACATATTTACTAGCTTCTTTTACAGATAAGAGTTGTTGCCAACCATCATTTGTATCATACGCATAGAATGTACGAGCATCACGTACACAATAGATACGTGCTTCAAGAACTGTATTATTATTTACAATCTGAGTACGTTCATTATCATTATTAAGCATAAGAATGAAGTCTGTCAATAGACGCATATCATCAGAAGCATCATAGAAGACTTCTCTAGTATCGGTACAGTAAATAACTGTACCAGCAGAACGGGTAACCTCATGGAGGTTATTCCGTAGGCTTTCTGTATATTTTAAAGCTCCCATTTATATACCTCCTGGAAGTTAAACTGTGCCTTGATCAGCAATACCCATTTCATATTCATAGTTATAGAACCAGCTAATACCAGAATCATAAGACATCATCTTTAAATGAATCTTCTTATTAGTTGGTGGGATATATACATATAGATTATTATTATCTGGTTTAGTAAACTTAAGAATCTTTCTTGTAGTATTACTAGAGTTTGTAAAGTCAATAAATAAGTCAATCCATAATGTAGTATCACGAGTACCACTACGTTGAATCTTGAATTCTACATTAGAATCTTGGCTATCAAAGCTATGAATAGTATAAGGATAAATCTTATTAGCTTCAGGATCACCAGATGGTAAATGTACTTTCTCTGCAGGCATAGTTACATTCTTAGCAGTAACTTTTTCACGTTCCAATGCAGATACACGAGGAGTTAAGTCTTCTGCTAGCATTAAACCACTGACTTGTGTTTTAAGTATATTAACTGAGTTAGTCAATACGGAGTTTTGAGATTCTAAGTTAGTGATATTAGAAGTGAAGTTAGGTACAGCTTCTAGTGTAGCAATACGTGTATCATAATCAGCTTTAAACTTAGCAATGTTTAAGCCCTCTAATGTATTCAATCTACCAGAGATAGCAGATACTTCAGATGTAGTACGATTAGTATTACCTTCGATAGCTGATAGTTTAGATTCTGTATTACTTTTCAACGTTTCAAAAGATGAACTAATAGTATTGACTTTATTAGTCAACTCAGTAACTTTAGGTTCTAAATCAGGTTTAGCTAATAAAGTCTGTACTTTAACTTGAAGATCAGTAATCTTAGTAAAAGCAGCAGACTGTGCTTCAATAGCAGTAATACGTCTATCTAAAGCAGTAAACTTAGGTTCAGTATCTTCTTTGGATTCTAATGTAGTCAATCTATTATTCATAGCTTGTGTATCAGATTTAAGTCCAGAGATATCTGTTTTAATAGGATCAATCTCGGCTGTTTTAAGAATCTTAGTATCTAATACATCTAAACGGTTACGGTTAGAATCAGATAAAGTTTTAATTGCTGGTAAGTCTGCATATAAATCAGCAGTAACTTGGATATCAGCAATTTGTTTACGAAGACGTTTAAACTCTTCAGCATCAGGTGGAGCTAATGTTTCTAATCTAGTAACACGTCTAACTACATCTTCATCAATACGTGGTACCCATTTGATTACGTTATTATCTTTAACTGGGTAAGTATTATTACCAGCAACCTTAAAGTTAGAGATACCTACTTCAGTATCTTGTACTGTAATAGAACGGTTATCAAATCTTAATGTCGGAGAGAGATAATGTGCTTCATCATTCTCTTTTAGTGTAATATTATTCTTATAGATTCTATTGATAGCCTTAGTAAGATTAATCTCACCAACACCTTCAATATTAACGATGAAGTTATCGGCAACAGAACCAGAGCTAGTAAATTCATTGATAATATTAGCAGTAATATCTATAATAACTGATTTATCTTCAGCAGATACTACATAGAGCTTACCTTTTTTATAATCAACTAATAGCTCTTTCTTATGAGCTATAAACCTAGAGTCATAATCTAAGGCTATAACCGGAGCTCTACCACTGTTGTATCTAGTAGTATTAGGCATATAGTAACCTCCTTTTAAAAGTCGTCAAATTATATAAATGTTAAAGTACACCAAAAATTGAGGTAGGAGCTTAAAGGCCCCTACCTCGGTATTTTTAGTATTTAAGTTCCCACCAATTGTTTTCTTTATAAACTTTAGCTTCGGAACCATCATGAGTAAATGTAGTTTGTACTTCTTCAATATTAGTATATTCATCAGCAGAAGCTTCTGGCTTACTACCAATGAATGTAGGACTATTAAAGGAGTTTAATTTATCTTCTTCACTTACAGGAGTAAGCTGTCTATTACGTAAATCATCTAAAACTAATTCATCATTAGTAGCATAGTCTAAGTCAGGATGTGTCATAACTTCACGACTAGCATTAAATGTATCCATAATATACAAATTAGATTCTCTAGCTGGTACTAAGTTATCATAAGTGATACTTAATGCACCATTAGACGTTGCACCTTTACCTACAACTACCATGAATCTTTCACCAGGTTCTACACGCATATCTAAGTAGTTAGATACACCTTCGACACCACGAGATACAGATATAACTACACCTTCGTTTGTTAAACGTGTGAATGCTTTAGCATATTCATCATTGTTCATATTAGTTGGTGAGTAGTTAGCTAATGTATCTTGGTCAAATGTATTATATGGTGCTTCGGTATAAGTACTCTTACCAAATTTAGTAAAGTCAGATTGCTTATCTAATTCGATACCAGCACTTACAGTATTCTTAGATGCAGTACCATAACGTGCAGTAGAAGCATTATAGTATCTATAGATATCAATACGTTCTACAGTAGCACTATCAGGTAATTCAGGTACACTAAATTTATTAATACCATACCCTACAATTTGGATAGCTGCCATCTTAGATACATGAGTCACACTATCATTTAATGCAGGGATACCTTCGAAGCCACTACATAGTGCAACTGTCATATTAGTTACACCTTCTGGTACTTCAAAGATAGACTCACCTTCGTCCCATGTAAATACATTATCATAGGAAATAGTCTTATCTTCACCAGCAGGGATTTCTTCATACATACCAGTATCAGTATTAAGACGTTTAGGGAACCAACCAGCATTAGCAAACGATTTATAGTCAACTATATACTTAGGACGTTTACCATCATTCTTATTGAAACCAATACATACAAAACCACCCTTAGGTGCTGTAACTTTGTATTTAATCTTAGGCATAGTCTTAATAGTTTGAATTACTAAGTTACCAGCTAAGATATTAGGGTCAGCAGAAATACCATATGTACCCTCTTTAGGGTTTAGACCAACAGCCCATCCCTTTTGAGCTACACCATTATTAGATCTAGGTTGACTAATAGAGAAGATACATTTAATCAACTTATTAAAGTCATCAGCTTTTTCTTGAGGAATCAAGTAAGAAGCTTCACCTACTTTAGCATTAGATAATGGATTTGTAGTTCTATTACTGAATACATCTACTTTACTAGAACCAGAGATAGATTGAATACTTAACTTAGTAATACCCTCAGGTACAGTAAAGCTATAGCTGCCTGGTGCAGTAAATCTATGAGTAATTTCTTTAACTTCATTGATTTGTTTATTCTTCAAGGTAGATGTATCATATGTATAGATGAATGGTAATCCTTTGTTTACACCACTAGCGATGTAGTGTTCACGAATGATATGGTTAACGATAGCTTCTTGACTGATATTAGGAACTTTATGTCCTTCGATATCAGAAACTTTAGTATAGATATCCCACATCTTATCTACATCTTCTAGGTCTACAGAGTTGATGATAGTATCATAATCAGATCTGATATTCTTATAAGGTTCTAAGTCAGCTATTCTTGGTGTATAATCCATAATAACTGCATTGAATCTTGTTTGAGGATCTTCTGTAAGTCTAATAATATTATTAGCTGGAGTTACAATAGTATCAGCAACTACTTTCTTGCCATTTACGTATAAGAAGAATAGTTTAGAATTCATATTGTGTTTGATCTTCTTCTTATCTAGATAGATATATCCATATTCTGTAAGCTTAGGATGTTGAACTTCCTCTGAAGTATAAGACTTATTAGTATTATTAGCTACGTATAGGTACATGAATACTACATTCTTATCCTTAGGGAGAGCATCATCAAAATCAACTAAGGATAATCTATTACGTTTCTCATCAATAGTGTATCTAGACGGATCTAAGTATACATTATCAACAAATACTAAGCACTTATTCCCTTGCTCGAAGTAGTTATCAAATGGTAATACGATATCAAAGTCCATTTGGTTTTCCATAGTAGACTTAGTAATACCGATATCCTTTTCGACTACAGCATATTTAGAATCAATCAATGTGAATAAGACTTCTCTACCTGCTACGGTTTTAATATTATCATTGATAAATTTGATATAACCAGTAGCATTATTGATAGTATAGTTAGAAGAGTCTATGAATGTACTACCAATAGTAACAAAGAAATTATGATCATATAATAGAGTTTCTTCGAATGGAATCTTAATATCTCTTTGACCATCAGTAGTAATAGTAGTAGCCTTGCTAGTAAAGATACCATACTTAGAAGTGTCTACCATATCACCAATAGATCCAGTTACATCATCGATTGGTTGACAGTATACAAAGATAA